TCCCAGTTATCTACATTAAAAAACTCTTCTATACTTGTTAGTACACGGTTTTTAATTTCTGTATCGGTTAGTGTTGTGCCTTTGATTTTTACAATACGGAATTTTGCTTGTAGTTCTTCATCTGCAGCTTCTCCAAACAACACTTTGTATCTAGCACTACGATATATAATGCTGTCACTTATACTGCGCTTGTTGTCCAGTGTTGCAAACTGTTCTCTAAGCTCATCACTAGTAGGTGTTTTTGGTTCAGTATCTTCTAGCCTGTCTCTTGTAAGCCAGTTTCTATATAACAAGTCATATGTGTCTGTCAATACAAAAGTGTCTATAATATTACTAATACTAGGATCAATACGCTGTTCACTATTTGCTACACGCTTCCATTGAAAACTTAAATCTTTTCGCCCACTTATATTTCCACCACTTGTAGTTTGATCTACAATTGTGTATTCAAAGCCTTCTTCAGTAGTTGTAGTAAGTGCTACTTGATCTGTACCCACTAAATCTCTATAAGCTAAAGGGTTATCAGGATATAAATCATTGTTTAAATCACTTATAGTAGCAATAATTTTATGATCATCACTATAACCATCAGCCTCTGCATAATACTTGTATGCATATAGTTTTACGTCTTTGCCTAAGCTGTATGGACTGTTACCACTACGACTGTTTGTTTTAAATAATTTAATTTCGTCTCTTTCAGGCTTGTTTGTTTCCTGATTAAATTTTATTTTATTGTTTTGATTATAAAAACGCACTGCTTTATCACTACCAAATACTATACGGAAACGTCTTGTAATCATTTCCCATTTATCTGCTGTGTAGTTTACACGCACAATCCAACTGTTGTCTAAGTTTTGACTTGTGCTATTACCAGCATAAGTTGTATTCCAGTTTGCTGGGTCATTTGTACTTTCAGGTGCTAAGTCATTGCCTAGTATAACTCTCCACATACTTTGGTCGTTATCAAAACGTAAACCAAAACTATTTTTAAGTGCAATTTGTGCTTTAGCGGCAACTTTTTCACTTGTAATAAATTTTGTATTATACGGTTGAAAAATTGCTTTTATTCTTGCATTGTTTGGTATTGGTTTACTTAATACAATAGCACCTTTGCCTTTGCTGTCCCTACCTGTTGGACTACCTGTAATATCGTCTATACCCAGACCCTCTTCATTCATACTTACTACACGTGCCCATTCTACCGCTGCACTTGTTGCTGTTGCTAACGCTACAGCATCTTGCCCGCCACCGCCATTAATTTGTACAATTACTGGATTTGTATAGCCGAGGCCACCATTTACTATTTGTACACTTGTTACAGTGCCGCTATTGGAATCTATTTGTGCTTGTGCTTGTGCACCTGTACCAGTACCTAATATTGAGATAGTTGGTGTGCTTGTGTATCCTGTACCGCCATTGGCAATAGTTAGTTGATCTCCTACATTACCAATGCTACCATCATTATAAGGACTTTCTATAAATTCTAAAATACTGCCTACTTTTACATCCTTTAAAGAATTACTCTGAGCAGTTCCTGTTCTTTCAATTACACCATTACGTGTAAAATAACCACTGCTTTCATTTGTTGTTTTACTAACTTGATTCCAATTAAAACTAGCAGTATTGCTTGTAAATCCAATAGTAATAGGCGTAAAGTTTTCATAATAAAAGTTAATAGTTTCTGGATTTTGTATTAACTCGTTAATATAAGTATCAAAAATTTGATCGTCTGTAAGTGTTGTAGGAAGTGAACAACTAATTCTGTTTAGTACTCCTTCGCTGTATATGTAACCATCTTCTGCTATCATGTTTACGTTTTGATACTGTGCAGTTGGATCATTTATATCTATAAAGCGGCTGTGTCCACTATGTGTACGGTTTACACTTTTAATTTTACGGACATTGTTGCTTACTGTTAATGGATAAATGCTGTAATCTTCTGCTGTAACCATACGATCTTGTGCTGCAAACACACGACCTGAATTTGTTTTTACACTCTGTACGCTTTCTCTTTGGCTTGCATTTGCAACAGGTTCCATAAGTTGAGCACTAAACACTGCTTGATATTCGTTTCCATCACTTGCAGTGTAGCTGTAATTAAATTGTATTGTACCTATGTCATCAGTGTTTAGTGTATAACTTTCGTTTAAACTGTCACGATACCAAATACGTAAAATACCACGTGGAATGTCTGCAAATACACCATCTCCAAACTCCACACTTACACTATCATTATCAAGTGTTCTTTGTGCATATAGTGTACGCACACGGTTTTGTACACTATTAAAGATAGCATTTACTCCAAAAGTTGTATCAACTTTTGTCCAGTTTTGTAAAACATCTCCAGCATTGTCAATGTTTTGTACCCACAAATCTATTTCATTAATGTTTGTGCTTGGTACATTTAAACTTAAATTACTAATAGCACTGTCTGCTGTGTAATCACTAAACTTTAGCTGTCCTTGTTTAAAGCCCACAAAAAAACCAGTGTTGTTACTACCAAGCCCTTGATTATCATCTCTATAAATTAAGTTAAAACTACTTCCTGGATTTGGATCTAGTTCCTCTAATACTTTTTCTTGACCTATGTAATAGTTAACAACTTCGAAATCTTCTGAAACTCCATTAACTGTGCCTCTGAAAGGGAATGTTATTTTATCTTCACTAATACTTGTACCATATACTTCAGTTCTAACACCTGCAATATCTTGGCTTGCTTTTGGTCTACCAAATTTATTTGTAGAATCAAATATTTCGTTTAACACTAGTAGGAAGTTTTGGTAACTGTCGGGATCTTGATCACTATTAAAATCTATCTCTATATTTTTAAGACTTTCGCCATTAATATCAAAAACATTCTGCGTTGTTTTAATTGTGTTAATTTTTAATAATCCACGTGCTGGCAATGCACGTGTTGGTTTGTAGCCTAGGAAATCTGCAATACGCAATACGCTGGCACGGCGCTCTGCTGTACTTAAAAAGTTTTCTCTGCTTGCTAAATCTGTGCGGAATGCAATGTTGTGGCCCATAAATGCGATTAGTTCTATTAGTGCTACAAATTCACTTGAACTAATCCAGTCATTAAAGTTTTCCGGATAATTATCTCTTAGATAATCCACCATTGCACTACGAATATTATCGTAGTCATAGGCTTTAAAGTTTGCTTGTTTAAAACTATCGTATACAACTGTAAAGTCTTCAGCAGCAAACAAATTTCGTTGTCTAGTACTCTGTGCCATCTTCTTCCTCTTCTTCCGCAGTAAATTTTAAATATAATTCGTCAGGTGTACTATCTGGTTTGTATGTTAAATTTAATATACATTCAATAGTATGCTGGCCAGTAGTAATGTTAAGAGTATTTAAAACCCATCTAGGATCATTTGCCACAACATCTCTTACATCATCTTCTACTGCATTTACTGTGCGATCATCTAGAGGTTCAAACACTAGGTCCTGGATAATACTGCCAAATTCTGGCTCTCCAAGACGTTCTCCTTTACGTGTGTAAAAATGATTTAATAGATCACGTTTGGCTAATTCTATGTCTTTCAACGTAAAATTACCAAATCTTCTGTCTATTGTGCTATAACCTATAAACGTTGCCATAATACTATTTATTAGTTTAGTAAACTGGCGTTTTAATTTCCAGCAATTCCTCAGGCCAATCTAAAAATTCCTGCCATGCTGGGTCAGGAATAGTAATTCTATAGCATTTACTTTGATTATATATCTCTCGCCAACTTGGAGTGTATGGCTTTCGCACAGGATGTATATCTTGCCGACTTCCTTTTTTCCAATTACAACTCTTACAGGCGGCTACAATATTATTCCATGTACCTCTGCCTCCAGCACTACGTGGTACAACATGATCCCAAGTAAGTTCATGATGATAAAAACGCACATTACAGTATTGACAATGGTAATTATCTCGTATAAACAAGTTTTTACGACTTAATTTTGCATTTGTTTTGCGTTTGTGATATTTTTTTGCAACAATTATACTTGGAACTTCTAATTGTAGATTGGGACTACGAACCATCCAATTGTTGTGCGTTTTATAGATATACACGCTATCTTTAAAGTATGCGCTGATGCTATCTCTCCAACTTAGTACACTGAGCGGACTCAGTTCCATAGGCTGAAAATCAGCATTTAAATATAAGGTAGACATCCAGTGGTTTTTCCTTTTGTGTTGTTTCTACACAAATATTTATATACAACTAATAGGACGTATTTGAACTTGTACCACCTGATACAGTTCCTGTGCTAGTATCAACTGTCCTACCAACTTTTAACAGGAGTTCTCTTTTACGTAATTCTGTCATACGTGGAAGAAATGCTGCTGTTTGTCTATAATATGCAAACTCAAGTTGCCTTACAATAGACTGATCTGTTATATTACCTGCTTTGTATATTCTACGAGCACGTGCAATACCTTTGTTACGCATAAAAGCTCTTGTGCGTTCTGTACTGTAATCTGCTAATTGTAGCACACGGGCTTCTAAACGTCGAGTATCTGGTAGATCGTCTATTCCGTTGTTAATTATATCTGCAACTAGGGTCCAGTTTTCACTTAAAACCGCATATTCTAAATCATAAACGCCTTCCAACCCATTTAATCTTTTCCAACTACCTGTATGATAGAACACACTAAACAATGCATCATACTGTGTTTGACTTATACTACGTAACGGCAAACTACTTTGAAATGCTTTGTCTTTTTTGCGTAACTGTTTAAGCCATTCACTATATGCTTCTTGTTCTGTACATCCAAATTGCTTTGTTACATCGCCAGCACCATAACCAATATGTCCTTCATCATTAAACATACTAAATCTTGTTTGTGCTAGCATTAGTAAAATCATAGATTCACTAGCACTACGTTGTGTTGTGTCCACTAAAAAATCCACAGCAAATTCGTCTTGTACAACAAAGTCGCTCCAGTTTGTTCTTAATTTGGGATCTGAAATATATTTAAGCATAGCCGCCCGCCAAATGTCTATCCATTGTAGATTTTGCATAGCCTGGTATACCAGCATATGTAAACCCACTGCCCCATCCACTAGGGTTAGCTCTTACATCAAAGTGTAAACTTTTGTCGTTGTAAACGCCAATACCTGTAATACCTTCTGCACTTGCAAGTGCAATTAACTTTAAACGCTCTTGATCTGTAAAGTTTGCACCGCTAATATCCACAGCATTTGCTTGCATATGCTGACTTTTACCTGCACCGCCTACTTTTTTATTGTATGCCGGGCTTCTATATCCGCTTGTAATTGTAAGTGTTTGTCCAAACTTACGTGCAACATTACGTACTTTTTCTATTAACACAGGATTGACACGTCTGTCAACACCATTACGCCATTCTAATAATCCACTAGGATCTGTTTCAGCGGCTTCACTATAGTTACCTAAATCATATGCTCCAACATTTTCTCCTGCTGTTGGATTTTGTGGAGTACCTTCATAATAACTAACACTGCTTCCTGAATCAGTAACACCTGCTGTACTGCTTTGGTTTACGACTTGCACATCTAAATGTCCACTCCAGGGTTCGTGTTCTGGTACACGCTTACTAATACTTTCTGTTACTTCTTCGTTACCAGTATGTTGAGTAATAGTTGGTATACTTGCTCCCAATGCAGGAGGACCGTTCATGTCAATACGTGTTGCTGTTTCTCTATAGTTGCCAGCAACTCTTAAATTACCATTGCTTTCTGTTTCAATTTGTAAATTACTATGAGCTTTAATATCAATAGTACCAGTGCTTGCATGCATTTTAATACCAGCCGCTCCTAAACTTTTCATATTAAAGCCTAGCTTTGACTCCATGTTTATCTCGCCGCCTGCTTGTACATTAAAGTTTCCTTCAGTACTATAGTTAATGCTTTTTTCACTATACACATCCAGGTCGCCTTCGCGATTCATTTCTATCCATGTTTTACCACTTTGGTTAATAATGTAAATTAACCCAT